CACGCCATTTTGCGTTGTGCGGATTCTCGATTTTCGAGTTCGCGTGCTAGTCTATTCTCAGCCATTTTAGTTAGCCTCCAGTTTGAAAAGTTCACGTGCGTACTGCTCGTTGCTCAGTCCCAGTTTCTTGGCGATAGCAACTTGAGTCGGTGTCAGGCGGACCTGACGCGGCGCGGTTCCCCGCGTTACCGGAGCCACTACATTGGCTGGTTTATTGCGAGCAGGCTTTTCGTCCTGTCTCGTTTGAGTGGGCTTTTCCTCGGCTGCTTCTTCGTTGAAGTAGTCAGGGAACCGCTTCCTCATGGTCGCGTTAACTCGGTCGTAGTAATCGTCGCTTCGCGGATCTACTCCAGACCGGACCAGTTTTTCGTGCAGTCCCAATGCGAGGGCGGTCATTTCCTCGTCTTTGCCAAACCAGTCATTTTTCTCACGCCATGCCTCGGCTTTAGGGTCCGAAACAGGTTGAGCTACCTGTGGCACTGGATACTGTTGAACCGGTTGTACTACCAATTCCTCGGGTTGTAAAGAGGGCTGAAAATTCTCAAGCTGTTTTATACGGAACTTGGCTTCCGTTAATGCTTCCTGAGCTTCGGCAATTTTTTCCGCATCTCCGGCCTCATAGGCTTGTTTTAGCCGTTCTTTGGATGAAGTAAGGTCATTACTTGCAGCCTTTGTAACTTCTTGAAGGTAAACCCGCTCACCGTTACCTAACCGACGCTTTAATTGCTGAATCTCGTTTTCGCGGGCGCGGATTTCATTTTCGCGAATTACTGCAAAACGGATAGCTTCCTCTTTCTCACGCTGGGCACGTTCTTTCTCGCGGCGTTCATCGTGCCAGACTTTTTTCATCTGGGAGAGGCGCTTCTTAACCTTGTCGGAATACTCCTCAAGGTCGTCCTTTTCCAACTCCTCTACCATATCTTTAGGAAGAGGTTTCCGGCCCCTATCCTCGGGAGGAGTGTCGTCTATTACTTCAACTTTGAGGTCATCCTCCGCAGCGGAAGGTTTTTCCTTTTCAACCTCATCGGGAAATTTAAATTCGCTCTGTTCAGCCATGATTTACTCCTTATGCGCGACGGATTCCACGGGGGTCTTCAACCACCGCTTCTACCGTGTCGTCGTTGATAATGCGGAACTCCCGACCGTGGATGACCACGCGGGTGCCTGAATACGGACGGGTTAGAACAAAGTCGCCTTCCTTGCACCATGGGCCGGTGGGGAAACGTTCTTTGTCTACATAACAGAGGTCGCCCATTTTGACGACGAACAGAACAACGGTCGTCTGCTCTTCAATCTTTTTAGTATTGTCTGCTTTGATAATCCCGCCATCAAACTCCTCTTCTACATGCGGGACCGCACATAGAATTCGGTAGCCTTTCGGCTCTGGCAGAAGTTTGGCTTTAGCGGCCTCCTCCTGCGTTCTCTCGATATTTATACTAGTCATCATCGCGCTCCAAGCGTTTTGCAAGGTCTTTGATTTGGTTCCGTGCGAGGTCAAGACCCTGTAACGCCCCGCAAAGACGTTTGTATTCACCTTCATCCAATTTGCCTTGAATCAAGGTATCAACAATTAACATGCGCTCTTCTTGTAACCTCGTGTCAAGGTATTCAAGAGCGTTTGAATAAGCCATTTATCCCTCCTTTTTTGGCGGTTGCGAACGCTGCTGCGTAGCCATCCGTTGTATATCGGCAGCGTCTTGTGCTTTGCCGATCTCAAGTCCAAGGCGTACACCTTCCATCTGTTGTTTGGCAGATAGAGCAGCTTTGTCCTTCTGGATATCCACACCGAGACGCGCTGCCTCAAGTTGTTGCCTTCCAGAGATTTCTGCCTTGCGAAGCTCCAACTCGTCCATTTTGGCTGCAGCATCCATGATGTCTTTCTGCTGTTTACGTTGAATTTCGGCCTGCTGAATCTGAGCTTCGATCTGCATCTGCTGGGCTTTGGTCTGCGCCTGAAGTTGCTTGATCTGCAGGTCCATCTGCTGCATTTGAACAAGCGGATCTTGCATCTGTTGCTGAGCCTGCTGCATCTGAGCCTCGGCCTGATCCTTCTGCAATACCCGTGCGGCAGCTTGTGCTGCCAGTTGCGACAACTGCGCCTCAAATTCTGGCGGCAGGTCGTACTCTTCCATGTCGTTTTGCGGCAGGGGCGGCAACGCCGCGCCCAGTTGTTTCTCAATCTCGCGACGATACTGAAAGGCCACGTGCTCCATGATGTGCGCTTGGAGTGCCGCCGTAATCTGCTGTGCCATCGGGTTTTGCCCAATCTGCTGCGCGATTTTGGGGTCTTGGCCAAGCGCCATGTGGGTTTGAATATGCGCTTCGTGATCCTGATACATGAAGGCTTTGAGCGGTTTGCCTGTCATGGCATCCATGTTTTCTGTGATGGGGTCACGCGGTTTGGCATCATCCGCCAGCGGTATGATCTTGTCAGCGTTCTTCACACCGAGCGTTTCAATCATTTGCCGATGCAAATACGGGAGGTCATAGAGTTGTGGCGCGGTTTGGCTGAGTTGAAGGACTGCCTGATACTGAACGACCTTCTGAGACATCGTGGCCGCATTGGGATCAGCGACCGGTATAACATCTACATCGTCATAGTCGGATTTCTTCGCGCTGGCTTTACCCACCTCGGGTTCATACGAATACTGATCCGGCGTGTTATCGCGAATAATGGCGGCAAGAAGTTTAAACTCTTGCTTCATCGCGTAGTACACACGAGCCTGCACGGCGGTCATCACTTTGAGGACTCGCTCCAATACCGCAAGCGTCGTGCCTACTGGAGCCTGTGCCGACATATCCGAGATCTTCAGATCCGACACCGCAGCAAAACGACGTCCTTCCTCGACCACCTTGTCCATGAGCATGGCAAGGGTTTGAGAGGGTTCTTTATAGGGTAAAGGAAGGATGTTGTCGCGAATCGCGCCGGACGGGATATCTACGTCTCGGAACTCGCCGGGGGCGATGGGGGTGTCATCTCCCTTGATACGGAGACCGCGTGATTTGAGACCACCCGGAAGGTTGCTAAGAGTTCCTGCGTCGATAAGTTGGCGAAGGAGGGAGGTTGCCGCTTTAGAGTGGCCGCCGATAAGGTGAATAAGTCCGAAATAATAGAAGCCAAAGCCGGGGATATACCCGTAATGCACAAAGTGCTGTCGCTTCTGTTTAAGTTTGTCATCTTCTTTCCAATTCCGCCGTATGGCTAGAATTGTCCCCGTTCCCTTCTCAATCGTTACCACATACGGTAGTGCGATCCCTGTCTCGTTATTGTCCTTATCGACATCCGGATATCCCTGCAAATCTAGGTTCACGTGCATCTCAAGCAACTGGAACCGGTCATCCATTGACGCTGAGAAACCTTGATCTTCTGCTTTCTGCTTCTCTACCTCGTCCATCACCCGCATGGGTTCGCCTAGATCAACGTCGCGGTAGAATCCTGCATATTGCAGTTTGATCAACTCATTCTTGGTTTTTCGCATCCGGTGCGTTACCCGGTCTGCGCTTTCAAGGTTTGGCGCACCATACGGTACGATGATGTCTTCAGCCGGAATGTAGACCGCTGTCTGTCGGTCGAGGCTTGGATCAAAGTACACTTTCTTAAAGGCGTTACCTGCCAAGGCCAGCGAGAGCAACAAACGCTCGTGCTCGGGGCGGTACTCTTTCATCACCTCGGTCAATTGGTAATTCATGTCATCTGCGACACGAACAGCAGAATCTCGCTTCTCTTGGGTTTCCTTGCCGATGATCTTGGTCTTGACCGGCCCCATGGCGGGAAAGGTCTCCATGATGGTCTCAGACTGGAACTTGACCGCGCTCTCCATAAGAAGCGGGTGGAACACGCCACACGCACCCGGCCACGGCTCAGTTCGCTCTTCATAGCGAATACCTAGAATCTTTAGGCCCTTGATGTAAGCGTCGAGCCAATCTTTGCGGCTAGAAAGGTCTTGCTCATATTGCCCAATCAACTCACCAGCAAGAGACTGAAGTTCATTTTCACTCATGTAGTCGGCAAGGTTGGCGTCAAAATCTTCGGCGCGAGGTTCTTCCTTGCTCAACTCAATCATCATGCCATCAACACCGATGGCTACGGATTCTGGATCTTCAATCATGATCTCAATAGGTTCCGGGGGAGCCAGCGACTCAAGACCCAACGGAGCCTGCATTAAACTTTTATCGACAGCCATTTAAATTCTCCTAGTAATAGCCTTCTCGTCTACGTTTAAAGTAACGCGTAGGTTCAGGCTCATCGCTAGCCAAACGTAAAAATCCACCCTGTCTATACCGTAGTAGGGCCTGAGTCATGGAGTCTACCAAGTCATCATGTTCGCCCGACGGAAAACTTGCGACTTCTTCTACCAGTTCTTCAGCCCAATGGGTATTAGGAACCCAAACACGCCCGGATGCAAACATATCGGAAACCGCATTTAGGCGGGCAATTTTGTCGTTTCCTCTAGAAGGAGTGAACTCTTGCACTGGAATGCCCATGGCACGAAGCTCAAATATGAGGGGGCTACCGGCAGCTTTGGCTTCGATAATCATGCTATCCGGATTCCAATACTTATACTCCTCAAACGCGCGTTCTTTGAGTTCAGGAAACTCCATGCGCTCTTTAAAAGCATTAAGTAGGATGATATTTGACTGATTTTTACCAGTGTCATCCGGATGTTCAAACACTCCCCATGTAGTACAAGCCGAATAGTCCGCGCGTTCTGACTTGAGAAACGCCGTATCCCAAGATTGAATGGTGTAACTACAAAAAGGAGGGTTATCCTTATCCCAAACCCTCCACCATTCGCGTTTTACGATAGCCGATACGTCAGAAGTGGGCTCTTGCTGGTACTGAGCCATCCATTTGCCGTTTGGAAGCTCTTGGCGCAGGGCTTCTAGCTCTCGAATACTCCAAAATTCGGGCCAAAGTGCGTTTCCAGATGGCAAAATAGCCGGAAATTCGATTACTTCCCACTCTTCACCGCTACGTTGGGCTGCGGCCTTCAAAACTTGCCCGGTTAGGTCCTTTTTAGACCACCGAGTCATGACCACCACGATGGCCCCGCCCGGTTGAAGACGCTGCCGAGGCCCAGAGGTGTACCATTCGTACGTTTTATCGTAAATTTCAGGATTAGTTTCGGCTAACGTGGCTTCTTGTTCCGAGTGTGGGTCGTCAATAATGAGCAAATCAGCGCCTTTACCCGTAACCGCGCCACCCACGCCAATCGCAAAATACTCTCCGGCATAGTTAGTGGCCCACCGGCCAGCAGCTTTAGAGTCAGCCTGTAGTGCAACTTGCGGAAATATGTCTTTATATCGGTCAGAATCGACAAGATTACGTACCTTTCGACCAAACCCCACTGCAAGTTCGGCTGTGTGGGAGGTTTGAATGATCTTTTTACCCGGAAATTTCCCTAAAAACCAGCTAGGAAGTAGGTAAGACGCAAATTCGGACTTTGTGTGGCGGGGTGGCATGTTGATAATCAGGCGTTTGGTTTTACCTTCCGCCACTCTTTCAAACGCCCGCGCCATTTTTTCGTGGTGTCGGCCATTAATAAAGTTAGGCCACACGTATTTAACGTAGGCCATAAAGTCACTTTGGGCTTTTTCCTGAGTCCCTACTTTTCTTGCTTCGGCAAGAAGTTGCCCCACCTTCTGCTGTAGCTCAGGCGGCATACTAGGAAGCTTGGTTTCTAAATCACGGAGAAGGTTCGGGTCCACTATCCGTACCTAATTCATCGTCCAGATCAATTTCGGCAAGGCTTACGGGTTTATCTTCGGTAACGTCGGTGTATTCGCCTTCGTACAGTTCCAGTGTTTTTCGCAGTTCCGTCTCAATATCTTTAACGGTACGGTGGGTTACAGTGACATCGATACGTTCTGAGAAAAGCCCCACCCCGTTGATTTTGCCTAGCATTTCTAGGGCTTTTAGACGCACCTTTGGGTCATCACTTTGTGTCTCAAGTATAAACTTGTTGGTGACGTAGTTACGCAGCCGACGATGTACGTCAAGCACTTCCCGGTCGTATTCCGAAAGGATGGTATTTAGATGTTTGACGGATGCCGGGGTCAAATTCTTGGGTGCCGGGAAAGTTTCTTCCAGCATGACCCCGTGCGACTGTAGTCGGTCGTCTTGAGTAACCTCGACCTGCAATCCGTTTTTCTCCAATTCTTCGACGGTGCTCAAAAGCGCCGCTGCTTTTTCCCGAAAGTCAAGTAGTTCTTCCGGGTTCGTATCAAACGGAAATGGAATGCCCAATTCTGGTGTGACTACAAGCGGCATCCGCGCAAGTATACGAACAATCTTAATAAACACAAATATACCCATACCGGGGGTATGGGACCCAAACGACATACCGGGGGGTGTTTATATATACAGGGGTGGGGGTCCGGTTCTGAAAAAATGGAAATTGGTTGAGCAGATTACAGAGTACAGAAGAGCAGCGCAGGAGGTAAACGCGCAGCGGGGGGTCGGGTACGGGTGGGGTCGGTCGCAGCCCAATTTATAAACAGGTGTTTATACTTTGAGAATCGATAATTGTTGACAATCTGCCCACAATGTGAGATGATATATGCACAGTCGAGCAACGGGTTCGACTGACAACACGGAGTAACTAGACCATGATTTCAAGCAACGTGAAAAAAACTTCAACCGATGCCATCCAATCCGAATTGAAGTCGAGCAAGAAGTGGAAGGAAGCGGGCGCGGTGATCGCCGCCGAATATGAAAACGCCGAGGCGTTTACCGCTATCAAAGATGAGTATCTCGACGAGGTTGTATACCCTGCCATGGGAGATGAGGCGCTCCGCATCATGCGCGCCGAAGTACCGCGCAAGGGCTCGAAAGAGTGGAACGCGGCGAGCGGTACTCAACAAGCGGCATGGGCGGCACTCAATACCGCAAAAATCGGTGTCCGTGGTTCTGCAAACAGCCTGTTTGCAAGAGTGCGCGACCGCTACGCCTTCCCCAAGTCTCCCGACGACAAGGGCGCGGATCAAAAGCGCACCGATGACACCACGTATTGTCTGGAGCGCAACGCCCAATGCGAGAAGCGACTTCAAAAGGCGGAGGTTGCTCACAAGAATACCGGCAAGATTCTTGCCCTCTACGCCGAGATCAACAAACTTCTGATGGGTTGAACCCCGACCGACCTACCCCGACCGGCTCGCGCCGGTCGGGGATTTTTTATGCCCGAACTATCATGCCTGTAGCATCAGGTCGGCGCGCATCAAGTGTCACGTATAAACACGTGTTTATAAAACTATTAGTCAGTTCACAGTACCGTTGTATCTGATGTATCTCGGGTGCAGTATGAGGTACACCGACTAAGTACATGATTTCATTAGATTTAGATATCCTTTTTTATATGAAATGTAGCAATGCAGCAAATTAACACACGTACCCCAAAATGCCTCACAACAAAAAAATAACGCGTTATTTTTTTAATTTTTGCTCGTTTCTTGAATTTGCCGGCGGCTCAAAAAACGCTGCATTTGCGGCAACGGGCGACATTTATGCTCGTAAACCCTTGACTTTCCTAGCATTTTTATGATACAATATTCCCTACATTGCATACACCGCCTACAACGGACTAATCACGTATAAACGCGTTATTTTTTTGTTGAGTGCAATTGTATAAACACCTGTTTATATATTTATAGGAGTGCATCATGTCTGACGATTTTGGCTGCATCAAGTGCGGCAAGGCCGTGAACCCGTACCGATACGAAATCGGCTACACCACGTGCAAACCCTGCGGTGAGAAGCAAGCAAGGCAACGCAAGCACACCATCGTACCGATGGCGAAGTCGAACTACATCGTGGTGACGGATCGGGAACTTCTGAAGCAACTGAACAAGTACGCCAAAACATGAAACCCATAAAACTCCCGCCCCGTACCAAGTTGTATGGCTACGACTACAACAAGAATCAGATGCTACAGATGACCGGCAAAGAGTGGCATCAGTACTGCAAGCGCGAGACGTTCAAGCACCCGTACGACAAGGACTCAAGGGATACCGCATGGAGCGGTACAGGTGTCGAGGTATGGCTGGACGGAAAGAAAACGACGGGGGGACGAGGCTTGTAAACAGATGTTTATACAAAAGCCTTCCGTGGGGGAGTACCTACGAAAGGTAAAAACACACAGTAATAAATGAACGGGAGAACAGAGATGCAAACATTCCTACCGTATCCATCCTACGCGGAATCAGCGCGGGTACTGGATTACCGGCGGCTCGGCAAGCAGCGGGTCGAGACTAAACAAATACTTCTTGCCATGAGTAAAACAGAGGG